CCCCCAATAATTCACGACAGGTTAAAAACCAACGGCCAGCCGATTGATATTTAGACTCGATAACCCCCATAAAATAAGGCGCTAAATTATCGGTGCTGTAACCTAAATGCAATTCAACAATGCCTTTAGGCTCTTGATCACACACAACAACAAAGCTAGCGCGTCCCGAACTAAACAAGTCGAGTTGCACACTATCACTAACTATATTGGTCACCGGCGCACCGCCAATGGTTAATAACTTGGTTAAGCGTGGGCTATCCATTATGCCCCCTCAACATGTTCAAATTGTTGCTGTAATGAATTATGGCCATCGGTGCTTTGCGCTTGGGCGTTCTCTTGGGCTGTGCCGTCGAGCTGTTGCTGTTCGCGTTCTGATTTGCTGAGCACTTCGAGTAACTTAAAACTGACCACCCATGCTTTTAGTGTTTCATCTTCAACAGCATTAATTTCACCGTCAAATTTAACCTTGCGCACTTTAAAGGCTTCGGCAACATCACAGTTCACTGTGCTGATAATACGCGCCCCATTGTTATCAAGCGCTTTGGCTTTGGTCACTAACTGGGCTAATTGTGACTTATCAACAAAAGGTATTTTGGTTGCCACTGATAATACGGCTGGTTTCACCCCGTTATCTGATGACAGCGAAAACGAACCGTAACCACTTAGGTCATCACCGGCTAACTTAAAGCCACATTTAATTTTGGTTTCGTAACCTGGCACTTGCCAACCACTGATCGATATCATGTGAATAATTCCTTAACTAACGTTATTTCACTATCACTGCCAACAAACAACATAAACGCCCAATGTTTGTTGTTATCACCAAGGCGCTTAATACTATCGGCTAAACTTATTGCACTGCTGGCGTTAATCACGGTTGTTTCAACAGGTAAGCTTACCGCCACAAATTTTGTTTGAGCAATGCGCGAATCGCGTTTGTTTTTTAACGCTTTCAACTCAGACATTGCACTATCAATATTAGTGACCAGCGCGGTTCCCTCACTTAATAATAGAGATTTAGACGCATCATTAAACGCGGTATTTAATGCCGGCACTGATCGCACATCTGGCATTGGGTGCCATTCAATGCTTTGCTCACTGCCTAATGGCAACTGCATTTTATCGTCATCAATACTCGATAGGCTGCTAGCTATTCGCTGCGCTTCAACAAAAGGTTGCAACGGGCAAGCCTGATTAACTTGTCGCAAACTATTGGCCAATGCAAATGCCGTTTTTTCAACAACAAATAGCCCAACCGCATTAAAGCTGGTCGGTCTAAATGTCCGGCTTGTATCATAAACAGCTTGCGCCAACAATGCCGCCCCTTGGGCTGCACTGATTGGCGTAGCCGTTTGGTAGCTATGCAATGAAATGCTGTTTACTGCGGTGCAATGCGAGATAAGTTCTGTTCTATTTACACTGTTTAGGCTAAGTGGATATTTCATATATAACGGCCCTGATTCCTTTAAGCGGTACGTTTCCACATATAAACAACGATGTAAGGCTGCTCTAGGCTAAACGGCTGACCGTTGCCAGTCGAGCCAGTGTTAGTGCTTCTTACTGTACCGCTACTGCTTGCGTCCTCCACATATCCGCTGCCACCGCTTGAATTATCCCTAGATGGTATAGAGTGGGTGTGCGGTGGCAGGTTAAATACTGTTAAGTACTTATTATAGATACCGCCTATCGCGCCAGCGACGAATGTTTTCAACGCGGTAATGCTGTCTTGTCCTTGACCCGCACCAACTAATACGCGCCCCTGACCAAACGCGGCCCATGTTCCATATCCTAACCTTGTAGATGGGTCTTCAGATACTGTTGTAGTGTAGATATCACCGACTAGATAAGCCGCGCCCACGTCTTCAGCAGTTGGCTTATTACCACTGTCATACACTCGTTTCCACGAATACCAAGTACCGTTATAATAACTACGATAATAAAACGCGTTGCCAACATAATTACGGTAAGTTTGATACGTCATTGAGCCAACTTGCGTAACGGTCAACAGCCCCGCGTTAGAGGTCGGATAGTTAGCCCCACTCGCGGCGTTAGCGCTAGAGCCTTGGAGGTAAAGCCCAGTGGTACGATAGCCGTCAAGGTTAACATCAGCAGCAATATTTACACCAACAACCATATACTTACCAGCGGGGGCAGCGCCTACGTCAGCCGCAGTTGGCTTGTACTTTTCGGTATAAATACGCTCCCACGCGCGCCAAACACCATCAGCCTGATAACGCATAAAGAACCCGTTACCGCGAAAATCGGTATACATCTGTGATTTATACGTATTGCTATATGACAGAGTTGTCACGTTACCGTCAGCCGCGCCTGTGGGCAAGCCGCTGGCAAGGGGTCTCACATAATGCGCAGACATGCCTTTTTCATTACCACAGGTGTATAGATTATCTGTTTGTATGTTACTCAACATCGGGGTTATTATTTCTTTGGTAAATGTTTGCGTTTCTGCCCACGTTTGCGCGATAGCTAACTTACCAAACGCATCACTACCGTAGTTTTCTAATAACTTAGAATTAGCCGCTGTTTCATCACGGTTAAGTTTTAATCCAATCGCCGTTAACATCGTGACCGAAAAATTAGGATCGTCCCCGATGGCTTGTGATATTAAATCTATCGTTTGCATTGTTTCAGGTGGCGCACCCAATATGTAATTAATTGCTGAATCACGTAAATCATCGACCTGCGCTTTAGTATAAGTTTCAGACTTAAGATAAGCCCCAACATCACCAGCCGCATGCCCATGGTTATCAGCGGCTAAGCCACTACGAGCCGATGCAATAACTTGGGCTTTGGAGCTATTTTCAAGTTTTAATGAATCAACTGATGCTGCCGTTTTATCTAATTTATTCGCCAGTGCCTCGTTAAAATCTTCGATGGTAACAAAAGTGTTATCACTGACTTGCCACGGCAATGTACTTAATGAAATATTGAGTGACTGCGCGATGGCATTAGTGCGCCAAACAATGCTTTTAACACTGTAATTACCAACAACAGCGCCCAATGTTTGGATTTTAGTCTGCAATATCGTATGAACAACGGCGATTAATACCTCGCTGCCATCGGCCTTGGTTGCTACAACGCCATACCAGTTATAATCAAAATCACCAATGCCATAACCAAGAGTTGCACTCATCACCACCGCATTATCATTGAGGCGAGAGACACGGCCAGCGGGTGCAGAGTGCACAACATTAGCCGTTGGCACGGGTTGGTCTAAATCTATTGGGTCGGTCGCTAATAAGCCTGGTACATTGGCAAACAAAAAGTGGGTAATGTTTTGTACTTCTTGCCCGGCAAAAACCTGATCTTTATAGCTTGCACCGGCGTTGGTAATTTTTAATTGGCTCATCCTGCCACTTCCTTATCAAATTCAATTAATGCTGTCGCGCTATAAACATCGGTTGATATTAATGCGCTTAAAAAATAACGGCGGCAGGTGCGGCCATATTGACGAATAAGCTCTTTTACCAAACCTTGATTGGCGGTGAACTCGTCTTCAATCATCGCGATTTCAACCATGTCCCAATCAAATCCAGCAACACGTTCGTTTATCTCGATATAGCCAAAACCAAGGCGTTTAAATATTCGCTCCATACCAATACCGAAACCTGCATCTTCACTGTTGGCCACCGCGTGTTTGATGCGTAGCCGGTAGAGCTCAACCGATTCACCATCAAGGCGGTTAATGCTGCGTTCCCACGCCAGCAAATCTAAAATAGCTAAAGCACTTTGGCTTTCGTCTTGCTGGTCAAGCCACCACAATAAATAGCTTTCGACCTGTTCCCAGTATTGCTGGGCGGCTGCAGCCAACGCGGTAACATTTTGGCCTTGTAACCAAGTAGGTAATTCAATGGGTTTAATATCAGACGTTTTTAGTTCAGACATGATTCACCAAATTTATTTGATTAATCACCGGCAACCAAACCCCAGCGTTAATATCACCGTTGCTAAATTGCAGTGTTTTAAGTTCAGGAAACTGACCATGTAACTCAGTGGCCAACAAACTAAAACTAAAGGTGCTGTTTGGTTGGCAAGTTGTCGCTGTGTAGGCGCTATTTTCTCTAAACGCGGCACCTATAAACTTGGTAACATCACTGCTGATATCTGCTGTATTTGGCTTTTGCCACATTTCAAGACCAATGATTTGTGCTTGGGTTGGCATGGCAAAGATAAGTAAATCATCACCGTGACCGTGGTAACCACTGGCGATATGATTATTAATTTCGTCAATGACTGATTGGCTGATTTGCCCGACTTCAAGAAAAACATAAGCGTTGGCACTACCTGCGCCCCGTGGCGCGGTATGCTCAAAAACAACATTGTCTGATTGAACACCTGGGAACTCTGAAATGATGCCGCGATAAACCGCATCGACATGATAGTTGCCCAATGTCGCGAACTTATCACGAATGCGTAAGCGGTAATTATCATCGCTTTCAATGTTTTGCCCTGCACTCACTAACCAATCTGTTGCATTAGATACGCTTACACCCTCGATAGGATTTAGTAATTTGTTGTAGTAGCCGCCACCCAAGTTAAATGCTGAGCCAGTTTCAAATGCTTCACACAATGCGGTTACTTGGCTTTCACCAACATTAAAGGTTGCCGCAAATAATGTGGTTAATTGATAAACAATGCCGTTAACTGGTGCGCTTTGAATGACGGTAGCCGCTGGGATCTCTAATTCACTGGTGCTATCAATGCGAGTAAATAGCACGTTACCTTGAGCTTTTACCGCTGGTAATCGCTCAGTGTTTCGCCCTTGCCCTTTAAGGTCTAAAGCATTTTCTTTAGCTAACAAGACAAAGGTATTTGGCATTACTTCGGTGGTTAATGCCTCAATGAGTTGCATTGCGGGTTTACCAACTAATGCCGTTTGCAAACGCCAAAATGGGCTAAACGGGCTTTGGTTGTTAATTTCAAAGCCTTGCTCTTTTAGGATATCTTGCCATTGTTGTTCCAATTCCAATTCGGTTGTTGGGATCCCTGCATCTTTTAGTGCTTGTTTAAATACTTGCTCATACTGCATTGTTAGCCCCTAGCTTGCCGTACTCTTTGGTTGCGGCCTCAATAGCGATAGTTTTTTGCTGTGTTAGAAATACGTTAATTGAACCTGGTACTAAGCGGTTGTCTTGTTCAACAATTAATTCAATTTCGGTTAGGATCATTGCAATGCTGTTTTTGTTGCGTAATTTAACCAGGCGAACTAACAGGCCACTCTCTAATAATCGATGTTTAATATCTTGGGCAATGACATCGGCAACATTTAGCTTTGCTGGCGCTAACAGTTCATCAAGGTTTAAATCACCATCAATAATATTTAAATCAATATGAATTTTTGACATTAACCGGCAAGCTCCATTAACTGTTCGAAATCGTCGCTAATGTTGTCGCTTTTCATCGTTATGTTGTCGATGTAAACGCGTTTACTGTTATCCATTGTTGCGCTTGAATTGCTGTTACTGCTCTGCGCGAAATAGTTTGTTTTGCTAACTCGTTGCGTATTGACAGTGGCGAGTGCTTGATTATTTTGTTTGTATTGCTCAACCTTTTCGCTGTGCTGGGCAATGTTAAGCACTGACGAATTAACCGGCTGATGCCTCATACCTGGTGCCTGTCTCGCAGAATATGCACTGAACTGCACGACATTAGCTGGCGCACCCGTTCTTAATTGAGCTGCTTGGGTTAATTGAGGCGCTTGCCTTAATTGGGTTTGGGTTGATTGAGATTGTCGAAGTGCTACATCAGCATTAATAGCTTCAAGTCTTGATGGTTGTTTAACTGATGTTTTGAGTTCAACTTCCTTGTCGCCCATCAAACCAAGCGCATCCATAACCCAACCAACGCCATCTATCAATTTATTAAAGCCCTCTAACACCCAATCAAACACCGACATTAGGGCTTGACCCCAACTGGTGTCTTTAAAGGCTGCGACGATTTCATCCCAGTAATAAATTAATGCGACAACACCCGCGACCAACCCAACAACAGCGGCTATCAATACCCCGATTGGGTTAGCCATTAACGCAGCATTAAATAACCACGTTGCGCCTTCAGCGGCTAACATTGCCCCCTTATAAATGACCATCATCGCAAGATAAGCACCCGTTGAAGCAATCAAGGCCAAGAAACCAACAACACGTAACGCGAATAATGACGCTTGCCAAAGTTTAGTAAGTACGGTCATAGCACTGGTTGCCGCGCCAACACTAATTAATGCCAAACGATACAGCCCCATAGTCATGTTCATGATACCAAACAGGGTGATTAGTCCAACAATACCGACAACTAGCGTTGCGATAACGGATGATAAGAAAGGAAATTGGTCAGTTAAGCTAACTACTCCGGCAAAAGCGACTGCTAGCATTTCAACAAATGGCTCAACAACAGGTAAAAGCCGCTGCCCCATCGCCGTTGCTGCGGCGTTAAATGTGCCGCTTAGTCGGTCCCAAGGGCTGGCAATAATATTCGCCATTTCGATAGCTTTAGATGCATCAGACACATTGTTTAATTCATCGGTCCCTGATCTTAATTTATCGACTTTGGTGCTAAGAATATCGACTACTGATGCCGCCGTTTTAGAACCAAATGCTTTGTTTAAAATGTCGCCTTTGGCAATGCTGCCAATTCCCACCAATCGGCCATTGATTCGAGATAGCATTTCATCCATGCCTAACATGTCACCGTTTTTATCGGTCAGGGATATTTTTAGCTCTTTTTCAGCTTTACCGATGCCATCAATGAAACTGGCGTATTGAGTACCAGCGACCGAACCTGATTTTAAAACAAGCTGTAATTCACCCAACACCGCCATTTGCTCGGCTGAGTTAGCACCGCGGTTAGTTGCTTTAGAACCCAAGGCACTAAAGGCCGATTGCATTTCAGCACCCGTGGTTTTATACATTTGAACGGCTCTGGCTGTTTGGCCAGCAATTTGATTAACCCAATCAGACTTGCCCATCTTGTTAGCGGTTTTTTCAAAGATGCCATACATGGTACCCATGTAGCTGGTAATAGTGCCAGCATCGGCTTTGGTTGCTACTGCTAAGATATTTGAAGCCTTAGTAAATGATGACAGTTCATCACCCGTTAGCCCTGAGATAGCCGATTGAATATCATAAGCACTGCGCACAAAGTCTGCGGAATTACCGCCCCATTGGGCGCTAAATTCAAAGGAGGTTTTGGTGAGTTGATTTAGGTCTGCTTCAAGCACACCCAATGATTGCACTTCGCCCAATGCCGCGACATGATCAATAGCAGGTGCCAACGCACGGCTTAAAGCCATACCACCACCTACCGTAGTCATAAAACCACGCATCATTTGGTCTTGTGATGCGGTGGCTTTTTCACTTAGTTGTTGCATCTTGCCCATGATTTTATTCACTGGGCCCGTCGCTTTATCGACTACGCCAATGGTATACATCAATTTATCAAGTTTACTAAGTGACATCGCTTACTCTATTAATCGTTATTTAACACGTTACAAATGCCGTTATTGACGGCGATTTGTTGTTGCTCGCGGCTGTCATTTTCAATAAACAATGCCTGAGCTAGCGTTTCATCGGTTACCGACAAACTCGGTAACCATTTCGCGTGATAGGCGAACAATTGATCTACTCGGCTTTTGCCGATGTCTTTTGCTCGCTGTTCGATTTTTTTACCGTGATATTAAACTCAGGCTGATACTCTTCAACAATGGCACCAACAACAAACAAGGCAGCGGCGGGTTGCAGTAGCAGCTCTTTCAACGCTTTCTTATCGCCATCATCCACAACGCTCATTAAAAAATTAGTGGCTGGCTGAATTTTGTTAACCATGGTGGTTGAGTTTTGATATTTGTTGTAAGCCGTTACGTTGACATTAAATGTCAGTTCAACGCCATTTACATCTAGGACAATCTTTTGGTTAAAAGCCATTATGTTTTCTCTCCGCTTAATAATTGTTCTTGCGTTAGCAAGGTGTAGGTAAATGTATTACCCCATTGCTGCGCCGACTCTCGACACAGGTTCATAAATTCATCAAAGTTGGCAGGGTTTGCAAACACCTGGCAACCCGCACTCCAACGGTCCACTTGTTTTGATTGATGATTAGCACTGGCTCGATGACAGTTAATGCCAAAATAGCCAGTTTGAGTAAGGGCCATGTCTAATTCATCGTCCAAATCGTTATCGCGGTGAACGGTCACCGGCATGTTTTGCACTAAGGCAGGATACTTACCCTGGTGATAACCAAAGGTCCATAAACTGCGATGTTGCATCGCTGCAATAATTGCCGTGCCATCAATGTTTAATGGATCTTTACGATAATAAGTGCCCGGATCGGTTGTGCATTTGAATTGCAACAATTGCCAATTACCGTTCACTTGAAAAAGCGCACACATCACATCGTTAAAAGTGTTGGCTCTGGTGTTCTTGTGACGAACACCAATCAAGTTGAGGTTTAGCTCACCCTCGAACACGCGATACTTGCATTGCTTCATTGCAGCTAATAAAAGTTCTACGGTAATTTTCATGATTACAAGTCTCGCGTTTCTTCGGCGGTTAGGTATGGCACACCGTTGATTTTCACAAAATCAGTTGATGTCACAATGCCTTTGATAGTGGTGGTATCTTCTTCGCCACCCTCGGCTTTGATGTTTAAAATATCGTCAAGCTGTGGTAACACGCCAAAGACTTCAATATTTTTAGCCCCCGCTGCTACTTCTGCTGTAAACGAGATATCAAAAGGCTCAATGCCTTTCCAGCTACCTGCTGTTTTGGCTTGTTCTTGCATCAACAAAAAGTTTTCGTGATCAAGTTTAAAGGTTACTTCCGCATCAACTGGACCATCGATATAACCCTTGGTGATACCACGTACTTTTTTAGCTTTACGGCCATCGGTAATTTTTACTGATGCTTCAATTACATGAACCATCTTGTCACCAATAAAGACATCAAAGTCCTTACCGCCTAATGCTTTAACTGACATAACTTATTCCTTATTCCGCTTTATCGAGCATGATGCCGATTAAAATTTCACTTGGTGAATCAATAGGCTGAACCTTAATCATCACTCGTAATTGGCGCGCATTCATAAAGGTTAAGCTGATTGAGTCGTCTTTGGGCTCATGAATTTCACCAGGGAACTTATCAGCACCAATGTTGATGCTTTTCGCCATTTCGCGCATTGGTTTACCCATCACTCGCTTACCAAAAGCAATGCCTGATAGTGAGTTGTTTAATCGACGGTTTTTGACTTGATAAATTGCAATGATGCGAACTCGACGCGCAACCTTGTCAACGATGCGGCCAGCTTCAATGGTTTGATAATCGCCACCCTCTGCATCAAGCATATTAACGTCACCAAAATAAACACCGTCAAAATCAGGGTAGAACTGAACACAGCTAAAACGAATAGCATCTAGTGCCGCAGTAACCGCACTGGTTAGCGGTGCGCCAGCACTATCAACGGGTAATGGTAAGAGTGACAACGCACCCGTTTGCACGCGCATTGGGCTATCAGCAATAGTGACTGAACGCTTACACAAACGACCAGCAACACCGCCAAGCTCATCACCAATCAGCAATGGGATAACTGCAACACGATCACCAACAACACCATCGATTAACGGGGTCAGTGCTGTTAAATGGTCGCTCCAAGTTTGTGCCCCAACGCCTGATGGAATTGCACCAGGTGCGGCCAATAAAAATCTAATTCGACGGGCGTGTGAAGATAAAACTTCTAGCGCTTTTGCTTGATAACTTTCCACTTCTGCTTTGCCCGTTACTGGTGTTGTAATAACAATGATTTCTGGGCTGATGTTTTGATCCATCGCCTTATCAATCAAGGCCAAAATGTCATCACCTTGGGTGATTGGAATCGCCCAACCAGAAACTAAATCATCACCATTACGAACCCATGATTTTAATTGAGTTTTTAACGCTGAATCGCTCGCTGAAATTAACGCATCCAAATCAGATTGCGCATTAATTGCAACAATACTGCCTAGATTACTGGTGCCAACGCCAATGAATAAAACAGAGCGTTCAACTTCTTTTGTCACGCCGCTACCAGTTTGTAATGAGGTTACGGAAACCTTACCTTGTGCCATATTTTTACCCTTTTAGCTGAGGCGCATTGCCTCGTCCAACATGTAGTTTTTTAACTGTTTTG